ATGATTTTTCAAATACTTTAACAAATGATAATATAACAATTTTAAATAATTCAACAAGTGAAACAGTAATTATTCAAAATAATTCAATTTCAAATAATTCAACTTTAAATCCTTTTATAATTCAAAAAACTGGCGGACAAAATTTAAATATTCAATTTGATACAAATATAATAATTGATGCTTTTTCACAAGGTGATATTGAATTAACTGCTCCAAATATAAACTCTTATGGTTATTCAATGCCAATATGTTTTGATATTTTAACAATTAATAGAACTGTTAATTATAGTTCTGGCGGTCAAACTTGGTTACTTGCTTGGGTTGAAAATGCTAATCTACCAAAATATTTTTTTACTGAAAATCCTTTATCTTCTTATACATCATCAAATTGGAGGATTGATTTTACAATTAACACTTGGAATAATGGAAGTCAAAATAATAGTTCTGACAAAGGACTTGCATATTATATTGAATTTGAAGACCAAAACAGTAATATTTATACGCCTATAATGTTTAATTCAATAACGCCGTTTTGCTGTCATAATAATAATTCAACTTGGAGTGGCGGTGGTTCTATAACTGAAATTCAACCATTTACTTGGATGGATTATGTTGATTTTTCTGGTTTAATTGGGACTTCATCAAGTAATCTACCATTAAAAATTAATTTATATTGTGCTTTTGATAATCCTAAAGATTTTACTTTTAATATGAAAGTTGGATTAACAAGAACAAATATATTGCCATAAAAATTATTATAAATTATATAATACTATTATATAAAATGCCCGCTCCAATTATAGTTAAAATTAATTCAAAAACTTATTCAATACCAATTTTAAACGGTGAAATGGACTCTTTAGTTCAAGAAATTCAAACAGTTCAAGAAGATATAAGAAGATCAACTGAACGAAGAAAAAATGCTTTGGATCAATTAGATAATATTTATAATAATTTATTATTAATTTATATTCAACAAACAGGACAATATCCAAGTTAAAAATAATAAATTTAATTATCAACAATAAATTTTAATATAAAATACATTTCTTTTTCTAAACCATCAAAACGACAATAAAAACCACTCTTTTTTTCATATAAATCAACATTATCAACCAAAAAAATATATATTAATGTTAATTTTTTCTTATCTTTCAAATTCATTATTTTTTTACATAATTCATTTATTTCTTCTTTATTCATATAATTATATTTATTAAAAATTGTTTATATAATTATATTCATTTTATTTTTGAATATGAAAAACTTGTATTCTTTTTAGGTATTTTTCCATAAGACACAATATTTGGCTTCATAATACCTCTTTCAATTCTTCTTGCATATTCTTTCTCCCAATCTGGCCCATAAGTCATTTTTAATTTATCTAATTTAATAATATTTACTTCATCCTCACTTTCGCGGGGCATAAATCTGACATCAATTGGTTTTTCTTTATTTTTTTCATTATATTCTTTTTGATATTCTTTATATTTAATATAATGATCTTTGTTTTTTTCTTTGTTTTTTTCTTCATATTCTTTAGACAAATGATATTCTTTATTTTTAATGAATTCTTCATTCATTTTTTCTTCACATGTTTTATTTAATACTTCATATTTTTTAATCATTGAAGGATTATTTGTATTTAATGTTGAATTTAATATATCATACCAATATCTCTCTCTTGATTGTGCTTCATTTCTATCCATACAAGGCCATTTTTCAATTTCAATCATAGACCAATTAAACCATCCCCCATTATTTCTTATAAATGTATATATTTTTAAATTATAATTTTTAGATTTTTCATTATTACAATCCGACTTATGGTTATATTTTCTATTTGTAAAATCCGTTGTGCTTCCAACATATAAATCAGTTATATTTAAATCATTACAAACAATTTTATAAATTATTGTGTTAGTATAATTTATTATCTTTCTTGGCATATTTAAAAATTATTATTAATACTTATAAGATTTTTTAAACTCATTAATTTATATTATTTTAATTATTATTTTTAAAATTCGATGTTTCTCCCTTTTTTATAGTAGATTGAACCCTTAAATCAAAACTTTTATTTTATTTCAAAAAAAAAAAAATATATTTTTTTCAAATAAAAAAATTATTTTGGTTTTAAGGTATAAAAAACATAGATTTTTTAAAAAAGGTAGATTGTTGATTTATAGCATATTTTTAATATTAAATAATATCAATTAATAAATTAATATCAATTTCAATATTTTTAACAATTTCAAATTTATTGTTTCTAAATACTTTTGTATCAATTTTATTAAATAAATCAAATTCTTCTTTATTATATTTAATATAACTTAAACAATTGTTAAACATAAAAACAAAATAAATAATATTTATATTATTATCAATATTTGTTATTTTATTTAAATTCAATAAAGTTGTTTTATATTTATTTTTTTCAATTCTTCTTGATTTCAATTCAATATAAATATTTTCTTTTCTATTATAAAAATCAAATTTATCATAAATATCTTTAGTTTTTTTTAATTTAAAACCAAAATAATTTGAAAGTTTTTTTTTAATAAGTTTTTCATTTTTTAATCCAAGTTCAATATCTTTGGTTTTTGTTCGTTCATTCATTATATAATCATTATAGAAAAAAAATTTACAAATTAATAAATATATTAATAATTGTATTAAATAATAATATTGTTATTAAAAAAAATATATTATAATATATTATATAAAATGGCTAATGATTGGGTTAATCATATTAAAGAATATGCAAAACGCAATAATATTTCTTATGGATGTGCTTTAAGTTCGGAGGATTGTAAAAATGAATATAAAATAAAAAAAGGAGTTAAAGAAGTTCAAAAAGTAAAAGAAAAGAAAAAAGAACCAAAAATAAAAGAAGTTCCAAAAGTAGAAGAAAAGAAAAAAGAACCAAAAATAAAAGAAGTTCCAAAAGTAGAAGAAAAAGATATAATTGATAAACTTAACAAATACAATAATAAAATGATGAAATATGAAAAAGAATATGAAACAGAAGATGAAATAAAAAAACCAAATGAACCATTATTAAAAGATAAAAAAAGTCAAAAATTAAAAAAATTAACAAAAGAAGAAAAGAAGAATTTAACAAAAGAAGAAAAATTAACAAGAAAAATGTTAAAAAAAGAATTAAAAAAAAATAAAAATAGTGAAAAAGATAATATTAAAGAAATTATAAAAGAAAATACAGAAGAAATATTATTTGACAATAAAAGTTCAGAATTACAACAATTAATATTAATAACACCAATTGAAAAAATACAAAAAGCATTAAATCAATTAAATTATAAAGGTAGAATGCAAACAAATAAAATAATGTTAAATTTACAATTATTACAAAATTTTAATACTATTGAAAAAATGCAAGATTTGATTGATTTATTAAAAAATAAACCAAAAGAAGAAATTAAAGAAAAAATTATAATAGAAGAACCTAAAACAACATTAAGTGAAATATTAGAAAATAGAAAAAAAGCAGAAAAACAAGCAAAAGAAGGTAGTTCTAAAATGAGAAGAACCCAGAAACAAATATATAATAGTCAAACAGAAAAAGAAAAACCAAAAGAGATTATTAAAGAAAAGTTAAATAAATATGAAGAAGATTATAATTTTTTATATAAAAAGAAAAACAAAGATTATAAAGATTATAATAATATGTTGAATTATATTATTTTATTATTATATAGTGGTTTATATATTCAACCAAGAAGAAGCAAAGATTATATTGATTTTGTTATTAAAGATATTGATGAAAAGAAAGATAATTATTTAAAAGGTAATAAATTAATATTTACATCTTATAAGACCAATAAATTTTACGGAGTTCAAGAAATACCAATTGATTTAAAATTTAAAAATATATTATTAAAATGGATAAAAATAAATCCAACAAAATATTTATTATTTGATAGTAATTATAATAAATTAAATGCAATACAATTAAATCAAAGATTAAATAAAATGTTTGATAATAAAAAAATATCTGTTAATCAATTAAGGCATATATTTTTAACTGATAAATATAAAGAACAAATTGAAATAAAAAAAGAAATTAAAAAAGATATGGAAAATATGGGATCTTCTATAAATCAATTTACAACATATGTTAAAAATTAAAAAAGTTATAAAGCATTTTTTTTTTATAAGAGTATTATATATAAATGAAAAAAATATATTTAAAAAATAAAATGGTTAATATGAGAGGAAAAGGAACAACAACATTATTATTAAGTAATGATGGTTTGGGGAATACTTATAGAACAGTTGAAGAATATAAAAAACTAACTGGAGAAGGTTTAAATAATAAATTAGAAAAAACATTATCAAAATTAAATATACAAAAAGGGGGAAAACAACAAAATATTAAATTTTCTATTTAATATATTTTTTTTATTATAAACAAATTTATTTATAAAATATTTAAATTTTTTTTTTATATAATAGATATATATAATTATGAGTGGCGATAGAATAGTTTTTGATTTGAGTAATGAAATTGAAGGAAGTCCAAATGTATTTATTAAGAAAGATTGGATTAAGGTAAATGATGATAATAATGGTAATTATAATGCTTCAACTTGTACCATTTCAACAAGTGCATTGAGTAATTCAAATAAATGGACTTCTTATAGAGAAGGATATATAAGTATGCCAATGATTATGACAATGGTGAATACTACAACACCCGTTGGGGCTGGTAATAGATTTAGACCTGCAACCGATACTGAAAGTGTTGATTATGGGCTTGGATTAAAAAATTGGTATGGTAATATAATTCATAATATTTCTGTTGATTTTAATAATGTTAGTGTTATTCAACAAACTCAACTCCTTAATTTATGGACGAGTTTTAAATTATTAACAACATTGAGTTGGTCTGATGTTACTTTAAATTGTGCTTCAATTGGTTTTTATCCTGATACAAGTGACACTTTTGGTTTTTCAACTACTGCTTCAACAACTGGAATTGGTTTATGTAATAATACAAATAGTCGTAATGCTACTGTTGTAACTGGTGCTTTTAATACATATTCTCAAAATAATGGAAATATTGGATTTTTAGAAAGACAAAAATATATAAATTATGACCCTCAAGCGGTTATCAATGCTTCAACTTATGGTACTCAATTATTATCTTCTCAAAATGCACAAACATTGTGGAAATCATACATTTTTAATAAAATTGATGGAGTAACTGGAAGTGCAAACCCTGGGGTTCTTCAATATGCAATTATGGGTCAAATTTATTTAAAACATTTACATCCTTTTTTTAATTCACTCCCTTTATTGAAAGGTGTGTTTTTAAAAATTATATTATCTTTAAATCAAACAACTGTCGCTTTCACTAAAGAGGCCGGTGGGGTATTATCAATCCAATCTGTTTCTGGTGCATTTTCTGGAACAACACCTTTTATGATTAGTGCTGTGTCGGGTCCATCAGCCACTTGTGGTATGACGATGGGCGGTGTTTTAACTGGATTAAATACTTATAAAGTAAATTTAAGTGTCGGATCTCGTTGTAATGATAGTTCAATATCTTCATTAGTTGGTGTGCTTGAATCCCCTTTGTCAAGAACAGTTCAATTATACATCCCCGCATATGTATTTAATCCCGTTTTTGAAAGAGCGTATATTTCAAGTCCTATTAAATCAATTCATTATGAAGATGTTTATAATTACAATGTTATGAATGTTATATCGGGTCAAACTATAAATCAATTATTAACTAACGGTCAAGCAAATTTAAAAAGTATTTTAGTCATACCTCTTTTATCATCTGCAAACGGTAATAATTTTTTATCTGGTTTTGCACAATTTCAGTCTCCTTTTGATAGTTGTGGTGGTGGAACAACTGCTCCGATGGCTCATTTAACTAATTTTCAAGTTGTTGTAAGTGGTCAAAATATATTAAATGATACACAAACAAGACTTTATGAAGGATTTTTGAATAATTTATCTGGTTGTAGTTCTATTAATTCAAATCAAACTGATGGAATAACAAGTGGTTTAATCTCGCAAAAAGATTATGAACTTCTTTATTGTTATCATTATGTTGATATTTCAAGAATGCTTACAATTGAAGAATCCGTCGCAAAATCTGTGTCAATTATAGGTCAAAATACGTCTTCAAGAGTATTGGATTTATATTGTTATATCTCATATGGTCAAGCAATTATGGTTGATGTTGTAACGGGCGTTAGGATCAAACAAGGTGAAATGATGTAATTACATCTTAAATTTTTTATATTTTTTACTATAAATAAAAAACATAACATATGAAATAAAACAAGTAAAGTAAATTAATAATATTTATATTTTTTTTCAAAAAATTTTATATAATACATTATATAAAAATGGAGGTTTGTAAAATATGCATTAAAAAATTATCAAGTGCCCAAAAGAAGAAAATGAGGCTTGGTAAAAAAGTAAGAATTATGAAAGGTGAAGGGATGAATTTAATAATTAAACCATATAAATTTTCATTGATTAATAGGAACTTTAACAGAGATAAAGCAATATTGGTTGAATTAGATGAAGAAGAATTAAAAAATAATTCAATGGAAGGGGGAGCTCTTTTTTCTAAAGTAAAAAATACAGTTGATAAAATAAAGAAAGGTTATGAAAAATATGTGCCCGAACAAATAAAAGGTGAAATTAAAGATACTTATAATAAATATAAAGATGAAGGAATAAAAGATTTAAAAACAATTGTTAATAAATATAAAAAAGAAGGTATTAAAGATTTAAAATCAACTGCAAAAACTTTAGGAAAAACTGCAACAACTGCACTCGCAACAACTGCAATGACTGAAGCGCCAACTTTAACTCCATATATATTAAAAGGAAAACAAATGGCTGACAAATTTATTGAAGAACAAGTCGGAAGTGGTGTTGGACTACCAAAACGATATAATAATGGGGGTGGATTATATGCATCTTCAAACGGAAGGGGAATTACTGATTTATCAAATAGACAACTCCCCCCCGCTTTAAGAAGTCAATATGACGCTAATTTTTTTGTTAAAAATCAACATTATAATAATATTCAAGGAATGGGATTGGATGGTACTGAATTAAACTATAATAAATCTTTACATCCCGCTTTAAGAAGTCAATATGACGCTAATTTCTTTTTTAAAAATCAACTATATAATAATATTCAAGGAAAAGGGCTTTATATTTAAAATAATTATTAATAGAATGTTTATAATTAATTTAAAAAATATTATATAATATAATTATAATAATGCTTACTGATATACAATTAGAAATATTATGTGAAAAAATGAATATACCATTAGAAGGTATATTTTTTAAAAGTGATCTACCAAATAAATTTAAATTTAATAAAAGTTATATAATAAATTTAGATGATGAATATAATGATGATGGAACTTTAAATTATGGATCTCATTATTGTTGCTTACAAATAAATAAAAATAATAATAATGAAATACAAAATATTTATTTTGATAGTACTAACTGCCCTCCCCCCGAAATAGTAAAGAAAATATTTTTAAAAACTATTAAAGATTATGATATTAAACAAACTAATATAAATTATTGTAAAAAAAATATTCAATCTGTTATGGCTGATTGTTGCGGTTGGTTTTGTTGTGCTTTTTTACATTATATTAATGCTTATGAAGGAAGAACAAAAAATTTATATAATGATACTGAAGATTTTTTAAATTTATTTGATGACTTAGATCAATCTATTGATTGGAAGAAAAATGAATATATTTTAAAATTATTTTTTCAGCCAAAAGAAAAAGAATTAAGAAAGGATGTTAATGTTTTGGATATTGTTAATAATGACGCTGAAAGAATTGATTTAACAAAATTTTAAATAATATAATTATCAATAATAATATGAATTGTTTTTTTTTTATTACTCATTTGATAAGTTTTATTATAACTAAATTTAATATTATTGTTTTTAAATAATAATTCAATAATCCACATTTTTTCAAGTATTAAAACAATATATGCATTTTCATTAATAATATTATTATTATGTAAATATTCATAAATTTCAAATGATGGATCTTTATAACAATCGTTAAAACTTGATAAATAAGGGGGATCTATTAAAATTAAATTGTTTGGATTATTTTTATATTTTTTATAACATTCTAATCCATCAATATTTAAAAATTTAATATCATTGTTTTTAAAAAAATCATAAATTGGATATTTTTTTAAATCAATTTCTTTTGTTATTTTTCTGTTTGGTGGTGGATAAAGGCCAGCTCTTATTGAATAAACTTTATGTTTAATAAACCATTGTAATAATTTATCATTATCTTTATTTTTTAAAAATTCTTTGTAAGATAATTTATCAACAATAATATTATTCATAATATATTTATAATCTTCTTCAAACTTTTTTAATTTTTCATCATCTTTAATAATTTCATACATTTCTTTTAAAAATATATTATTATCATTAAGAATATATTTTAAATTTTTTTTATGTAATGATATATAATAAGACATAGCACAAGAACCGCAATAAGGTTCAATAATAGTTGTTATATTTTCAAAATTAATATTATCATATATATCTTTTACTTCATTTCTTTTATTACCAGCATAAGCAATATAAAAATGATTTTTCATTATATAATATACTTATATATTATTTTTTAAAATAATAATATTAATTAATAAAAAATATAAAGAATATAATTATAAATGTATGAATTTAAAGTTTCAACAAGAAAAAACAAAAAATATGATGTTTATAAAAATGATAAATATATAATTTCATTTGGTGATAAAAGATATCAACAATATAATGATAAAATAGGCCATTATTCATATTTAAATCATCTTGATGAAAAAAGAAGACAAAATTATTATAAAAGATTTGGAAGTAAAGTAAAATACGAATCAGCAAAATGGTTTAGTCATAATTATCTTTGGTAGATATATATATATTAATAATAATAATTTGTAAATAATACATATTCATCACATATTAAAGAACAATCATATACATCTAAAAAATTTTTTTCTTTAAATGTTTTATAATTACATAAATATTTTATCAATTTATAAAATTCTATCATTTCAAATATTAATTTATTATTTTTTTCTTTTATTAATTTATTAAGTTTTTTCAATGTTGTTTTTTTTAATATTTCTTCATTATCTTTATAATAATAATTTTGTTTTAAAATAGTTTCAAAATTTTTTATTGTTTTACAAAATGAAAAAATATTTTTTTCTAAAAAATCAATTAAAAACACATCACAAAATCCATATTCATAAGATGTTAAAATAACATTATTATTAAAACTTTCTTTAATACAATTATTAAAATCTTTAACATCTTTTATTCTTTGATAATCGCACTTAGTTCTATTATTTAAAATTATAGTATTATTTAATAAAAATCTTATATTTTTAAAACCTTTGTTTAACTTTTTATTAATATTTATAAAAAGCAATAAATCATTTTTAATAAAATTTTTATGTTCTTTTGATGGTTCATTATTATCAACAAAAAAATAAATATAGTCAATAATTTCAGATGGTAATTTATCAAATTGATTTTCAATAATATAATATTTTTTATCAACAGTAATTTTCATTTTATATAATAATCAATATAAAAATTTATTTCTTTAAAGTAAATGGGGTTTGGTTTATAGATAATAATATAAATATTAATATAATCATTATATTAATATAAATAATATGAAAGTTAATGATTAATTTATGTTTTAAATGATATTATTGAATGATTTTATTAACAAAAAATTTTTTGTTAAAGCATTTATTCAATAATATTTATAATTTATATATTAATCATTAAATTTCATATTATTTTATTAATTAAATGATTATATTAATGTTTATATTATTATCTATAAACCAACCGCCAATTTATTTATAAAATAATATTATATAATTATATATAATGGTTAATAAGTGGATTGAACATATTAAAGAATATTCTAAAAAAAATAATATATCTTATTCTTGTGCTTTAAGTTTGAAAGAATGTAAAGATGAATATAATAATAAAAATAAAACTGTTAAAATGAAAGATGATAATAATTATAATATGGATGAAATATATTTATTTGATAGAAAAGGAATTTTATTATTTAATGATACATCTTTAACAAATCTTAAAAAAAATATAAAAAATAATTATAATGAAGATATTAAAGTTTTTTTAATAAAATTCATTTTTAATATTAATAATGAAAATCCTATAAAAATATCAATAGCTCTTTATACATTAACAAATAAAAATAAATTGATTATTGATTATGATAATCCGTCATTTAGTATAATATATAATAAAGAAGAATATGAAAAATACGGATTTAAAAATAATCATATTAATAAAATTATTAAAGCGTTTAGACTTAATAAAATTTCTTTTAAAGAAGGTTTAACAAATAATATTACAAATATATTAGAATATAAAAAAGAATTAAATTAAAATTAAATTTAATTAAAAAAATGGAATTATAATTTTAGTATATATATAAACAACCATTTATAAATAATATTAAATTTATTATATAAAACAATTATTATAATGAGTTACAAAAGAAGGCAATTAGAAGCGAAAAATAAAGATCTTACAAAAAAATCATTTACGATTGGGATTTCAAATTTTTTAGATTTACTACCAATTGAGATTGAAAAATTAATTTTTGATTATGCTGGTAATGATGAAACAAAAATAAAAGAATTTTATAAAGACAAGTTAATTGATAATATTATTATTAGAAATTTAGTAAAAAAAATATTTTCAAATAAAAAATTTAATTTAAAAATTGTTAATGAAAAAATATTTATTAAAAATATTCATAAATTAGACTGGTATAAGATTATTGGTTTAAATAATGTTGATAGGGTTATTGAAAGTATTTATAAAGATAATATTTTTCAAATTTTTGAAGAAAACCCAAATAATTTGATTGGAGTATTTAAATATAAATATTATAACAAGGATTTTGAATTAAAAGACAGTGCATTATACCAATTTAAAAAATATTCAAATAACGAAGATATTGAAAAAGGGTGGAATATGCTTGATTATGAAAAAATTAAAGACGAATTACAAGACAGAAATGATATTTTAGAAGATTACGGATTATATAAGATTAATGATGAAATAGCATATTATATTACACCAGCATAAATTTTATTTATTTATTTTTTATTTTTTTTTTATATTTATAAAACAAGCCTTACCGTCTTTTGTTTTATCATTTTTATCTATTGTTTTTAATAGATTATTAACACATCCAAGTTCTTTTAATTCAGCATTTATTTTTTTTTTATCAAAATCATCTAATAAATTATAAACATCATTTTTATTTATACGATCAAATTTATCTTTTGTTATTATATAATTTTCAAAAATCATTTCTCTAATACTAATATTATTATCATCATCATCATCCTCAATAATAATTTTATTATTAATTTCTAAAGTTTTATTTTCATAATATTCATATAATAAATAAATAATACCAAATTTATAATTTTCATTATCATTTATTTCTTGTTTTAAATTATCTTTTTTTTTAGAATAAGCCGTCATAAATTGTTCTCCATATTTTAATAAATATGAATTATATTTTTCTTCACTTATAAATTGTTTAACGCCTTCACATCTTATATGGTGTTCTTCATTATCTTTTCCATCAAATACAATTGAATTATTCCCTAATATAATAATAGATGTATCAATATTAATTAATATTTTATCATTATATAAACTTCTACATTCAATAACATCACCGCCACTTGCTATACTTTTAATAACTTTATTACTTATTTTTTTTTGTTTTGTAATATCTTTTTCAATCTCGTCAGTTTCTTGACTTATTCCAATTCTACAATATTGAAAATCCATTAACCAACTATTTTCTTTTGCCATATCAGAAGATTTTTTGCTTTGCCTACAACATAACATATTTTCTAAATTAAATGAATTTACATAATCCTCAAAACCAACTTTAAATAATAAATAAAGTATTCCTTTACCACAATTTCTATTACCCATAAAAGACATAAAATTTTTATCTTCAATATTTGCTGTTATTGCTCTTGAAAAGTATTTTAAAACCAAATCAATTTTATCATTAAAAAGATTTTCAAATATATCTTTTTTAATATCATTAATAAATTTTTTATTTGGTTTATTAAAATATTCTTCATAATTAAAATTAATAATAATAGTTGTATAAACATTTTCAACATTTTCCCATTTAATAAATTTTCTTTCTTTAAAATCCAATACCCCATCCAAAAAACATAATTTATTTTTTGTTGATGAATGAAATTTATTATAAAAATTATCATCTTGTTTTAATGTTATTATTTTTGACATAAACGAATCATATATCGCCTTTGCATTTCTTATATTACCAGAATAAATAAGAATTTCATTTTTATCATTTGTTTTAAAAATTTGTAATCCTAAAATATAAGATATTAAATTATTATATATTTCTTTACCATCATAAATATATTTATTATTTTTTTTATAATATAATACTTTTCTTGTATATACAAAATTATCCCCAATAGTATTTATTAAATAATTTGACGCTTCGTCATCATCTTTAACAAATATTAAATTATTATTATTATTATTATTAATAAATTCTTTATTAATCTTTTTATATAATATTTCATCATCAATAGATTTTTTTAATATATATTTAATTGATGCGATTGTTATTGGTTTCTTAGTATTATTAAAGATTGTTTTATTAAGATTATCATAAAAATTTTTACATTCATTATAACCATCATATTTTGGCATCAATTCAGAAATTTTATTAAATAATTCAAATCCTAATTTTTCATTTTTTATTAAAATACCAATTGATAACCAATTATTATAATTTCCTATTTTTTCATAAACATTATATTTAAAAAGATGATTTAAATATTTATAAGTTTCATTATCATTATTAATTATATCTTCTTTTTTATTTTCTTTAGTATCTTCTTTTTTATTTTCTTTAATATCTTCTTTAATAGTTTTTTTTTCTTTTGGTTTTTCTTTTTCTTCTTCAATTGAATTTAAACCATTAATAAATAATGGTGATATTAAATTAAAATCAATTGCTGTATCAAAATACTCACAATCATAATTATTTATTTCTTTATCGGCTTTTTCCCACATATTATTTTTTCTTATAAAATCTCCCTTCAAATATTTTAATACATTAAGTTGATTTTTATATGGCGGTACATTTTCAGTTCTTATATAAATATGAATTCCTTTTGTATTTCCAGTAGTCCAAGGCATTTTTTTAATAATTTTAATTATTGATTTTTCAACATTATTATTTTCTAATATTTTAATATAATCGTCTAAAGTTTTTATTTCTTTATCGTCTAAATCAATACAATAAAAACAACTATATTTTAAATATACACTGTTTGACAATACTAATGTTTTTTTTTCTTCGTTTGTTAATGGTCTATATTCATTTTTTGATATTTTAAAAGATGTTGGGGCTTTTAATTCTTTTGTTTTATAAATTTCTATTTTGTTATTAATTGCATCAATACTTAAATTATTCATTTCTCCAATTGGTTGTTTAACAATACTTCCGTCTTCTTTAGTAAATAAAAAATAATAAATTGGTAAATAAGGGATTTCATAGTTATCCAAAAATGTAGTTAATTTAATTGTATTTGTCATTGTGTATATATATATAAAATAGAAAATTATTTTTAATATATTTTAATTTAATTATTAAAAATAAAAAATATTAATTGGTTTATAGATTTTTTTTTAATTCTTTTTTTTTTCATCTTTATTTGCTCCTTGATTACCCAACTCCCAATCCCAATATGTCGGTAGCCCACTTGAATATAAATCATCATTAAATTCATTAAAAAAATCTTTATAATCTTGTTTTATTTTTGTTGTTTTTAATTTAGTCATTGCATTTTGATATATTGAATCTTTATCCAAATAACTTGATAAATAATTAATGTATTGTTTTAAATCATTTAAT